TTAACCATAAATTTAGATTCTCCTGAACTCTTCTCAGTGTACCATAATTTAGCTAAAGATTCTGAACCTGTCACTCTCATTCTGTGTTTGATGATTTGTAACTTTTCAGTGTATTTAGTAGATTTAGTAGTCATTGGAGCTTGAAATCCTGAACCCTCACCATGAGCATTACCAAAGATGATAATTTCATCAGCAGCAGGGATAGAAGGAATAGTATCACCACTATTAACTGGAGTAGCAGCAAAAGATGTACTTCCTGTTACAACTGTAACGATAGCTTTAATATAACCTCCGTAAGATGCAGTTCCTGAACCTGGCTTAATCATGATCAAGTCATTAACTTTAACTGGAGTAGAAACTGCAGCAGGAGTTGCACTTGTATCATAAGGAGCAGCAGAAGGAGCTGTAATTTTAGCATCAGCATGAATAGTAAATGTTACAGAACCACCAGCAGAACCAGCTCCACCATTAGTAGCCTTAATCTTAGGCATGATTCTATCTTTCTCAAAACGAGAAAATTCTAAAGCTGAAGTAGCTTTCTTTGCATCTGTTAAATCTAAAAATCCAACTATTGAATTTCCGTATCTTTGAACTTGCTCGTTAGAGATGTCCGGTTCGTGAGCTTCATAGAAGGACACAAAATTGTGATTATTTGCGGTGTTTTGAGCACCTGAATTATACGCCATTGTTTTTAAATTTTAATTATTAATTATTGTTAACTATTTGCTTGTCTCGCCATTTCAGCAGCTTGAGAAGCGTCATTCACTACAGGAGCTGGTGTGGATTCACCTTTCTTGAAATCAATATTACTTATGTCCTTAACCTCTTTACTCACTTCGGATTTCCCATTAGCGTGAGCTCTTGAAACGTCTCGGTCATAATTGATTACTTTATACATGTCTTTCGACAGCTTATCCATATCAACATTCCCTTCATCATCAGTCCAATTTTTCTGAATAAAATCTCTTGAAACCCCATTCTTTTCATCACTTGACAAGAAATCTGTAACGCCATTTCGGTCATCATCTGTTACTTGAAAAGTAATATCAGCAGGGTTTTCTTTAGTTCCTACGTTAATTTTAAACTCAGAAAGATTATTTATAACAGACTTATAACGTTCTAAGTTTGCTTGTTTATCTTCTTCGCTTATTGTAGGGACTTCTTTTTCAGAAACCTTTGGCGATGATACTTGTAAATTATCTATATCAATAGAGTCTTGAAACTCCTTAAGTTCTGTTCTTGCAATTCTTGACTTACGTACAAGTCTTGCTTTAAGGTCGTCTACCTGGTCACGAGTAATCTGCTCTTCCTCTATAAGTGCGTCTATTTCAGAATCACTTCTTTTTAAAAGGTTGAACGGTCTCATTTCAGCAGCAATCTCTTCTTCTGATATTTCTCCATCAGACAAATGTAATTGCTCAGTTATCAAGTCAATACTACTCATGTTGTCAAAATCTCTTCCCTTATATTCAACAAGATCAGAGAAAGTTATACCTTCTCCATATTCAGCCTCTACAGCATCATTAATCTTCTCTAAATAAGATTTTCCAGACTCTTGTTCAAGAATATCATTATAAGCTTGATTCATTTCTTCAACTGAGGTAAACTCTCCATCAGTAACTTTTGAAATCTCTTCTCTAATCAAAGAACTATTGTCGATTTTTACTGGTTCGTCTTCCAGTTTTTCTTTTATTTCTTCCGTAGGAGCTTCACTTGCAACTTCCTCCGTCTTAACTTCTTCTTTAACTTCTTCTGTAGGAGTTTCAACTTCTTTCTTAGCTTCTCCTATTTCTTCTAAGATTGCTGCATCATTACTTTCCGCAACCTCTTCTTTCACTTCTTCTTCCGTCTTAACTTCAGGAGTTTCATTTATAACTTCCTCCGTCTTAACTTCTTCTTTTTGAATTTCAAACCCTTCCTTTACAGGAAATCCGAAATCTTCAATGTTTTCGTCTGACATTTTTATTAAATTTAGTTTAATTTTATTTCTTTAAATACAAAGGAAAGCCTTATATTTGCTTATCAATTAAGTAATTGTTTAAATTTAAGGAATGAGTAGACTAGATAATGAAAAAATCAGAAAGTTAAGGCAGAATAGTATGACTCCAGAAGGAGGTTATCTTTGCCCTGCAACTTTAGCTGCCAATATAGGAATATCTCATCCTATGCTCACAAGAATGGAACATGATGAAAGATATAACCCAGGAGTTTTAACACTCTACAAGTTATCCTCTTACTTTAACGTAAGTCTTGATGATTTAATTATTAAGGAGTAATATCTACTTGTCTTCCGACAGCACTTGCAGGGTTTTGAGCAACCTTTGGAGCGTTAACCTGGCCTCCACCTTCCCCTTCCATTTGCTGTTCAAGTAATTTCTCCTTCCAATGGTTCTCTAAGTTTATAAGTTTCATCTTCTCTGAAGTCTCATGAGTCACTAAATCTTTCTCAAGATTATTAGTTACTTGAGCCACCTGAATATCTGAAGCAGCCTTAGATTGATCTTTAATTTTCTGAGCCTCAGCAGCAGCCATAGCAGAAGCTTCCTCTCTTTGAGCTGTAATCTCTTCTTTCTTTCTAAACTCCTCCATCTTTTCTTCTGCGTAAACTTTCTTTCTGTAAATTAAAAGTCTTTCAGCTTTCTTGATGTTAGGTATACGCTTAATCTCTAAATAATCCTCTAATCTAATTTCCTGATTCTGAAGGGCAACATTCATTATATTTAATAAAGCCTCTATCTGATCATCCGTAGGTAAGGCCTCAACCTTAATTCCCATCTGAGCCATTGTGACAGCTTTAGCAAATTCAATAGACTTTACACCTTGCTCTCCTATGATATTATCGTACTCCTTAATACCTCCTCCAAAAGCTACCTTATATTGAACCATTCTAGCTATAACTCTTCCTATTCTTGCAAAAACACCTTCAGTATAAGCTTTGTAAGTTTCTCTTGTAGTATTATTAGAAGCTAATAGTCTCATTTTTTCAATACCGACCAGAGCATCTTTATCTGGAGAACTACCATCTCTAGCATCATTAATACCTCCATTACTTCTTATGTGTTCTATTTCGTTCAGTATAGCGTTATCTAAAGCTATTAATGATTGAGCAAAAGCACTTCCTAACTCTTGAATAGGAACTCCATTAACAGGATCTCCATTAACATCAGTTCTACTAAAGAATAGAACCCCTTTTTGTTTGTAAAGTTTTACAATTTTCAAAGGGTCAGTTTCTTTTAATGCTGCCATTACATCTGATAATCCAGAAACATCTATAGCAACACCTGTAGGATTCATCTCAGCAATTACATGTCTCTTTCTAAGAACTAATAATTGTATAGTATCTAAGTTTGGCTTAATAGTTTCAACAAAAGAAGTACTCGTTCCTCTTCTTAAGTTTGGCTCAAAATAAACGTATCTCTGAATAAGTTCCGGAGAAATAGATTTCCCATCCTTAGTCTGAGGTCTTAAAATGTTTTTAGTTCTTTCATATCCTAAAAGTATTTCTGAACCTGGAACCCAAACACCTTCGTAAGACATTTTAATTTCCTTATTATGAACATCTACTTTTCTTCTACTTCTTTCAGGTTTTTCATATCCATGCTTCTTTTTAGATATATGAGACCCTCCATACTTATCCTCTTTCTCAGCATAAGTGTACATGTCCGTTGTGTAAAACACAAAATCCAACACTTCAATCCTGTAATCAGAATAAGAATAAGCCATTCCATCATACTCATTTGTATGATTGTAATCGTTTCCAAATCTCCAACTTGAATTTCCGTACCTACCTGAACTTGACTTTGCTATGTCAAACCACTGTTTCTCAGACACTTCGTTCTTAACATCTCTCGTTCTTAAATCTCTTAAAGACATTAAAACCTTTTCTGCTTGATACTCAACATCCTCATGGTCAGGCTCATCCGTTCCTGAAGAGTAATAATTAATTATATCTACATATCGTATATTAATCTTCCCGTTTCTGTCAAAAAGTAATCTCGCACAACCTCTATTGTTCTCAACAAAATCTCTGATAATTCTTTTAGAAACTTTCTCTCCCCATCTATTATTTTCAAGCTCAAAATCAACAATGCTCTCCATTCCAATTTCTACAGCTTGCTTGAACTCCATATCCATATAAACATCAACTTCCTCTTTACTGCCAGGGTTAAAACCATCTCTCTTCTCCATTACTAATCCGGACATTGCCTCCATCTCAATAATATCTCTCCTTCTAGCTATCTTTCCGTAATACTCATCCCTTGTTTTAGATAATTGTTTTTTAGAATAGTTGTCTATAGCGTTGAACTGAATCTTATGATCTTGATTCATCATGTCTCCAACAAGAGTATCTACATATTTCTTTCCTGGAGTTTGTATGCTCCAATCTATATTCATGTAACTTTTATCTCCTACGTTGTCAATTGCAGCATCTAATAAAGGTTTGTATTTATTAATGTCCTGTCTTCCTGCAGCGTAATCCCTATTCTCTTGAGCAATAACCCTTCTGTTAGAAGAGTAATCTTCCATTAACCCCTTGAAGTAGATGTGTTTACCTATTTGTAAACCAAAAGCTTTCAGCTCTTTAACTTTTGGGTCTAACGTACTTATTGGGAATGGATTCTGTTCTAAATCCTTTTGTAGTTTAGATAACGAAGAGTTGCTCATTTTTTAAAAAATATTTTAACAAAGATATGAAATATTATTGTAAGTTTGTAAGCTTATAGCTTGTAAGTGTTTATTAGCGATCCAAGATTTAATTCAGTCCCACTATTTTCTCTCTTTCTTTTTTCACCTCTAACAGGAGTTACGGCTAAAACAGTAATCATTGCTGCAACAGTCGCATCGTAAATTGTCCACTTCTCAGAGTCAAACTTTAACCAATCTTCAATCTGATTATTAAATGGACAGTTTCCGTAAAGGTCATCTCTTAATTCACTCCTTTCCCATCCAAACTCCTCTTTCTGAACTTCTTTAGATATTTTCCCAACATATTTATATATATAAGTCATTAATCCATTTATAGCTTGTTGTCTAACTAATTTTCCAGCCATAGAAACTCCTTCCATTTTCTTTTTACTATCAGACTTTGTATAATCACTCTGTCTAGTCATTTGTATATAATTCTTATATCCTCTTCTATTCATATGATTCAACAGACCTGGCTTTTGTGACTCGACAAAAATCTTCATTCCAAAGAATACTCCGGCCATGATAATATCTTCGTACATATCGTCAGGATTAGGCCTCCTACCTAAATAACTAAAGAAGAAACAATTAGAATTTGTAGGGTTATTTACATCAAACCTTTTAAATCCAGCAGCAGCAGCATCTGACTTCTTATTCGCTACAGTATCCTTATGATCGTAAGGATCCACACCAATTGCTCCAGAATAAAAATTAGTAGGACTTGGAAGCCCTCTATTGTCATATTCGAACTTACATCGAGCTTCTTTATGTGGCATCCATGAAACCTCAAAGAAACCTTCAGGATCATCATGAAAAGAAACTTGATGAGTATTCATATCATCCCAAACAAAATTACCCCTTCTAATAACGCTATCTCTTAAAGTTTCATTAAAC